TCGTAGTGACCCCAGCCGATGATCTGCTGCTCGCGGAGGTAGGTGCAGCAGAGCAGGATGCCATCCGAGCGCAGCCCGAAGATCAGGTCGCCCGAGATGTCGGGTTTGTACTGGAGACGCTGGAACTGGGTGCCCACCGGGATCAGGTGCCGGGAGTAGAGCGTGAGCTCCTGGCCCATGAACTTGTCGAAGGCGAACTGGTAGAGGAGATCCCGGAGCCGCCGCCCGTCGTAGGTCGGGAAGATCGCGGCATCCCCGAATAGCACCGCTGCGCAGGAGGGGTTTTCGCCGTAGAAGTTCTGCGGGTTGGAGGAGATCGCGAGCGGAGAAAGCGCCACCCCGGTCTGGCCCGGCCACAGCCGCCAGATGATAGTCGAGGTGCCGACCAGGAGATCCGACTGCGGGATCAGGTCCGAGATCGCATTGAGCTGCCGCGCGTTCAGGAAGACCGCGAAGGCGTCCGAGGCCACGACGGGGTTGCTCACCCCGAAATCGTGGTACTGGGAGGTCTTCGAGCCGAAGCAGCCGACCGGCTGCTGCGGGGTACCGGCGAGCACGAGGCGGTCGGGGAAGTAGGTGACCGCTCCCGGGTAGCCCTGATCCTTCGAGAACGCGCCGAACGACCAGTACGTGGTCTGGCCCAGCGCCGAGATCTGCGAGACGACGATGTTGTTCGTGCCCGTGACCGGAGCATTCAGGAACGTGATGTTCCCGCCGCCGGAGGTCACCGAGTAAAGCGCCGGCGCCTGATAGACCCCGCCGATCGTCACGAAGTAGTTGTTCGGATCGGTCGAGGTGTTGGCAGTCAGGGGACCGAAGACCTTGGTCGCCCCGTTCCCGGAGAAGGTGAATGGGCCTACGACCGAGACCGGTCCACCGACGACCGAGATGGGCAGAAGTCCCGGTCCCCCGACGTAGTTCGGCTGCACGACGCCGGTGACCTGCGTGCTCGAGATGAAACCCGTGATCTTGACGATCCCGAAGCCCGAGTCCTGGTAGAGCCAGTTGACTCCAGCGTTATTGGTCGGGGTCGCGAGTCCGTCGCCGTCGGCCTGGACGCCCTGCGAGTGTGACGGGATCCAGGTCCCCGTGAGGTTGAATCCCCCGGCGGTCCCGACGAGCGAGACCGCGAGGTAGTTCTTTCCCGAGGCGCGGCGGTACTGCCCGATGATGCTCGAGCCGGAAAACTGCTTGGTCGGCTCCCACGGGGGAATGACCGAGAGATCCTGCTGCTGGAGGTTGAAGAGCGCGCCGACGTGGTTCGCGTTGAAGATCGGCGCGCTGGCGGTCAGCGTGACGGTGCCGCTCTTGGCGCTCGCCGCTACGAACGTCGTGCCGTCCGTGTTCTGCTGCAGGAAGGGTCCGTTGTTGTAGGTCGCCTGGAGGCAAGTGAAGGTATTTGCGTTCACCCGCTTGATTTCGTACGGGGGGTAGCCGGTGTGCACGAGGGTGAGCGTGTCGGCCGACTGGGACCACCGAAGCGCGAGGAGGTCCGCCGTCGCCCACGGCGTGACGAAGGTCGCACCGATCACCTGCGCGCCCTGCGCGAACACCTGCGCGGTGCCGTTGCCGATCTCGATCACGTAGCTCTGCGTGGCCGAGAACACGAACGGCACCAGGATCGACCCCTTGGACGTATTCGTGAGCGCGTTACCGTTGAACTCGAAGCCCTGCCGGTTCATGACCGCGCCTTCTGGGCGGACGGTCGCGTTGCGCAGCGTGCGTAACCCCTGGCTCCAGCCGAGGAGGTCTACGCGCCCAAAGAGGAACGGCGAGACTTCTCCACGGGAGAAGGCTGACTGGATCGGATAGGCGGGAACATCACCGGGCATCAGTTACGCGCCGTGATCGCCGGCGAGTCCGGGTAGGGGTCCGGCTGAGACTGGGAGACCGAGAGCGCAAACGCCTTCGTGATCGTGACGTCCGCCATCTTCTCGGCGTTCTGCTTCTCGCGGAGGTTGGCGGAGATGGGGCCCGCGATCTTGGTCGCGAGGTGCCAGGCTACGCATTCCTTGAAGGTCTGCGTCCAGACGTTCACGTTCGGGACGTCCGTCACGTAGACGCCATAGGCCATGTCCTGGTCGGTGAGGATCACGATCTGCTGCCCCGGCGGGTTCGTGATCTGGTCGAGCCGCTGGACATACGGGGGTCTAAACGGCCCCCAGGAACCGGCTGCGCAGTCCATGGCCCCTGCCCGCCACCAAAAGGCGAGGAACGGGTTAACCCGTAAACCGTAGTTGGTCGTGACCCAGAGGAAGCGCAGGCAGTCCTGGGGCCGTTGATACACGAAGCGGAATCCGGGGTAGACGATCTGGCTGACCGGGAGGTTGATCTGATCGAGCATGAGCGCGAGCGCCGGGGTCTTCGTGGCGAAGTCCCAGTACGCGTTCTCGAGTACGGTCTGCCGCGCCCAGTCGTAGTAGCGGTTGCAGGCGCCGGCGGCTTCCGACTGGTCGTTGATCGACTGGACGGTGTGACTCGAGTTGAGGTTCGCGAGCGCGAGGTTGTAGACGTCGAGGAGAGAGGCCACCTGTTACTCCTTGCCGTAGAGCCGGTGCGCGCGGGCCGCACTGGGGTCCTCATCCTCCTCCTCGCCTTCTTCTTCCTCCATGGCGAGTTCGGTCACCTGGAGCTCGATCGAGCAGTAGTCGCAGTCGCCGTCCGCGTCGGGGTCCTCGGTCGAAGAGCGCGTTACCACTGCCACCGCTTCGAGCTTGCAGACCGTACCCGCCGGCGGCAGCTCCTCATACCCGAGCTTTGCCAGTTCCTCGTGGGTGAGGTGTAGCCGCAGCCCATACGGATAAGGCGCGATCCCTGGCATCGGCTCCGTCGGCGCGCCATCTTCCATTCCCATGTGAACGAGTTTCACTAGAACGCTCGACGCGGTGCGTTGAAGAACCCAACGACCGTGATCGCGGTCGTGCCATCGCCGGCCGTCACGTTCGGACGGATGAAGCGCGGATGCTCAGCCGCTCCCATCGCGGCGAAGATCCCAGCCGCAGTGAGCGCAGTCGGCGAAAGCGCGAACCAGTTCGTGCCGTCGTTCGAGCCATCGAGGCGGATCGACCCTCCGGCACCGAAGGTGCCCGTCGCGACGAAGGACGCCGTGAGGTACGGTCCACCTTGTCCGTCACCTTGGTTGCCGTTCGGGATCGCCGCCCAGGTGACGGTCACCCCGTCCGCCTGCTGGGTCTGAGCGTCGTTCGTGCGTAGTGTGGTCGCCACGGCTTACCCCGGCGGGCGCGGGCCGGTTCCCATCACCTTGTCGCGCGATCCCGGTGCGATCACTTCGACCTTATCGTCCTCGTACTCCTTGATGGGAGCGGACGCGCGGCTTGCCACGCCACCCGGAGCAACGGACACCACGTACGGCTCCGGCAGCCGGATCTTGGGATTCCAGAAGTCGAGCACGTCGGGGTACTGCCCGATCGGCGTGTCATCCGGCACCTTGAACATCCACCCGAGATGGATGTTCTCACCCACGCCCGGCCCGTCGGTGATCGAGACGTTGCCCATGTCCTCGGCGTAATCAGCGTGTTCGGGGATGATCTTGCCGTTCTTCGACTCCATGAGTCGGCCGTTACCGTCCTTCGCCTGGATGGGAGCTTTCTTCCACTTGCCGGGAATCACGTTCCCCTGCAGGTCGATGACCGCCTCGAGCTTGAAGGCCTGGCGGTAGCTGCCATCCCGCTTGGTCAGGAGATCGAAGACCTCGCCGCGCTCGCGCAGCCGTTGATTGTGGAAGCCCTGCCGGGTTGCGACCACTCGGAACATAGTCCCCTCACTTCCGCTTGCGCGGTTTCGGTTTGCCGTCTTCGTCGGGTTCGTCGTCCTCGAGCGGCTGCGGACCCGCTGCAAAGGCATCCGGGACGATCGCTTCGTGCAGCTCGGCATCGAAGTGATCCTCGGGGATGTCCACCTCGTCACCGGCGCCGTGCCAGTGGTGACCCACCTCCGTGACGAGCGTGGCGGGTTTCCTGAGGCGGACCTTCACGAGACCGTGAAACCTGCCGCGTAGAGCAGGTTGTCCTGTACGTCGCGGGTGAGGAACGCGTTCACGACGCCCGCCGAGAACGCAGTCGTCACCAGGATGAAGTTGA